AAAAACGATCTTGCTAAATATCTATACAAGGCTTCGTTAGGGCCGTAACCTTTACCTTGATATAAATTTTTTACTCTAACTTCATTACTTATTTTTGCTTTGCCTGATTGAATATTTTCTATCTCTTTAAGAGCGTCTTCTGATTTTTTCACTAATTCATCTACAGATTTTTCTATCTTTTTAGTTTCTAAATATTTTTCATCAAGAGCTTTTTCTAAAGCTTCGTTGCCAGATCTTACTCTGTTTAAGAAATTAGATGTGAAGTTTTGATAAATTTTTTCTGGCTCTTTACCTGCATCTATTAAATCATTACCCAACTGATTTACTTTGTCATTTACTTGTTTATATATTTTTAAATTGTAAATAATATTATCTAAATCTTTTTTACTAATCGCCATATTATTTTTTCGGGCTTGATCCATTTGTTCAATCATACCTTTTTTAATAGCCTCTCCTTCACGTCTAAAGGTACTATATAAACTTTCTGTTGTGCCATCTAAACCTTGTAGAACAAAATTAGATTTTA